GCTGAATATGATCCAACAGTTCCAGAGTAGATGTAGAGTTGTAGTTGTACTGATCCTAGTGCCATTTTTTATCTTTTAAAGTTGCCCTCCTTTTCCTTTTCCTGCTCCAGATCCATAGTTCACACCATCTGGAGGACAGTCCCATGCTGCAACATCTCTGACAATTCCTTCATCATCAATCTGCCACATTCTGAAGCTTCCTGTGTTTGTTCCTATTGTGGTTTTGTTTGTGCTTACTGCATAGTAGAAATTACCTCCTTGCATTGGAGCATTGTTCAGACACACTTGTTTTCCAAGTGCATTTGTGATTGTTGTTGCTGGTGAAGTGACTGATCTGGACACATTCCATGTTCCTGGACAGTAGCCATCAATTGATGTCATGGCTGTTGCTAGATAGAAAGTGTTTGTCCCACATTGGTTTGCTTTTGCTGGTTGATTTATGTTTACAGGACAAGAGATTGTTCCAGAGTTGCTGTATCCTCCAGGAACTGTCACTGTGAATGTGACTGTCCTAGCAGTGTCACTTGAAACCTCTGCAAATTTCCCATTGCTGAAACCAGAGTTTGATGATGTATGTGCTGTGATTGATCCTAGAGCTGCTGATCCGTAGTCCACAATTCCAGACTGTGAGATTCTTTGTCCAGATAGGTTTGCAGTCGAGCATGTGAACTCTGGATTTGCTGCTGGCTGTTCAAACTGTCTAGAACACTCAACTGTTGATCCAGAGTTTGTGTATCCTGCAGGAGCTGTCAAGTCAAAAAACAGAGTCACTGTTCTATTTGATCCTGTACTGTTTGCTGAGTGGCTAGTGATAGCTGATCCTCCAGATGTGGCTCTAATTGTTCCAACTGCTGCAACTGAGTTTGGCTTTGTAATTGTTCCATCCTGTGCAATTCCTCCTCCAGAGAAAGCTGCATCTGAACATGCAAAAGCAACTCCTCCTGGAACACTTACTGTGACAGATATTGATTGTGAAGCTGTACATGATCCAGAGACTCCATCAGTTGCTGAAACAATTACATTTGTTGATCCTCCGATGTTGTTTGAGTAGATTGTGAGTGTGCTTCCAGAAACTGAAGCATTGACTAGAGTCTGATTTGCTACATACACACTGTAGTTTGTAATAGGGTTAGAGCTTGAGAAATAGCTGCTGAGATTTACTGTGTCAGAATCACCTCCAGAATCAATTGACACTGCAGAGATTGATCCACTTGCTGTCACTCCTCCAGAACAAGTCACAGGAGGATCAGATGGAGTTGGCTGACTCACAACAAGAGCAGGCTGTTCTATAGTTCTGTCACAGTCAATGTATCCATCTGCAGAGTTTGAGTAGTTTGCAGGAATTGAGATTCTTAAAGTCAGATCTCTGTCTGTTGCTGTTGTCACTGTTGCAAACTTGTCATTGCTGAAATCTGAGTCTGTTGATGTGATTGACAATATAGTTCCAAGTGCTGTTGCTGGTTGACTGATTTGCCCTTGCTGATCTATAGATAGATTTTGGATGCCTGCAGTTCCACACTGAAAAAGTGGAAGAGGAGCAACAGGCTCTGTCAAATTCAAATAAAATGGACTTCTGACATTGATTTTTGTACTCATTTTTCTGCTGTTGTTTTTAGTCTCTGCTCAATATCTAGAGCAAAGCTTTGTTTGATGTCTTTAGGGAGCTGTTTGAATGCTATTGTGAAAGGAGTTGTGAAAAACAGACTAGGCTTGATTCCAGATAGATAGATGCTTCTGGTAATAAGAAACACCAGGCTCTTTCTTTTTGCAAATCTACCTTGATCGTCTCTTGTTCCTGGAATACCTTTTCGTACTACCCAGGAGTCAATTGCATCTCTGAGCCTTCCATTTCCTTTGTACTTACCAGAGCCAAACTTGTAGGGACTTCTAGGTGCTTGTTGCTTTCCTCTTCTCTTTGCTCCTGGAGGCAACTTTCCTGGGTTTGCTCCCTGGACTCCTAGATCCACAAAGTTTGCATAGTCCTCTGCATAAAATTCAAGCTCTATGATGCCTCTTTTCGTGTCAATCTTTGGCTCACTATATCCTAGAGATTTCGAGAGCTTAGAATTGCTCTTTAGTTTCCTTCTAGATTTAGAGACAACTGTCTTTCCAAATCTATTGAGTGCTTTCTTTAGTGATCTAAGATCTTTGGCTTCCATTAGCAGCTTGTCATAGTGTTTGGCATTGTCACTGTAAATGATGCAGCAACTCCTGCCAGGTTATTCTCAAACCTCTCTGTGAAAAACTCACATGAGAAGGGAGTGTCTAGTTGATAGCTGTGCCTGTAGTCTGATTTGCGTTCCAGGACTGCATGCAATCTTCCTGCAACTGCAAGCTGTGTGTTCAGCACATCAATCTCATTGTTGTTTCCTCTAAGTTCTGAGGTGTTCTCTTCTTTTGAGATGTCAACTAGATCCATGAGAATCACGCCTACATCTACAGAGATTGTGCTTGCATTGATTGTAGCATTCTGCACCTGGAGGTGACAGAGTGGATAGATGTTTGATCTGTTGAGGTCAATCTCTGTGATGTCTCCCTGGGTTACTTTATTGACAAAAGGCTCTGCAATAGCAGCCTCCTGGAGATCATCAATGACTTTGAAATATGTATTCATATTGTTTTGATAAATATTGGAGTCAGCTCTTCTACTGTTTCAATCTTCATTGTCACAAACTCTTCAAGCCATTCAAGAGCTTCATCAAAGTCCATGTCTTTGTCTGCTGCCAGGACACAATCAATTGCTTTCCAGAAGTCATAGATGGCAACCTTTGGATCAGATGCAGATATTCCTATCAGTGCGTTCTCAAACCCATCAGACAAGATGATCTCTTCATCATCCAGGAGCAGTGATCTGTCATATAGTGAATTGATCAATTCAGCTTTGTTTTGCATTTTTTATTTTTTTAAGTTCTATCTCTGTCTTTTGTTTTTCAAAACTTAACCAGGTCAGACATGCTGCATAGTTTAGATTCGAGATCTCTTCAAATTTTGTCAAATCACCTTTTGCAATTTGATAGAAGGCTGTCCACCAGCCGAAATTCTCTCCAAGTGCTTCCTCATTTGTGGAGACAGTTTTCTCACTTGTTTCTGTAAATAGAACTCCAAATGTTTCAGAGACTCTTTCCTTAAACTTTGCAAAAAAAAAATTGCTCCTAGAGCTACATCTAAGGGCATGTCTTTCATGTTCTCTCTTTTGTCTGAGTCATAGTCCTCTATCAAATACTGATCTTTGTGCTTCTGCTTTACTTTCCTGTAGAGAACTCCCATTGCATCATCCATTGTGTCCCAATCACTCATCAGTGTGTCTAGATCCACAAACTCTCCAAAGCTCATATCTGTCAGCACAGGAATAAATCCATACTCAGTGCCATTCTTTTCAAACCTCTGGATCAGCTTTGGTTTCTCTTCGAACATCTTGTTGATGATCTCTGTGACCTCAACAATTGATGTGAACTTGTACTGATCAACTTCTGGGAGTGGAACTCCACAAAAGATCTCTACTGTCTTTTTTCTCAGAAAGTCTAGATCTGGATCTTTGCCCAGGATCTTGTTGAATTTCTGGTATTGTCCCAGAGTAAGCTCTGAGAGTTTGTTTGGTACTGTGAGCTTTTGTGTTTTCATTTATTATAAAACGGATGTGTTTGTGTTTATCGGTCTAGGATTCTACAGGAAATTGTATTGTCCCTGGTATGGATTTTTGAGCTGATAGCTGATTGCATATCTAAGAGAGTCCAGAGCATGGTTGTATTTGTCAATAGGAGTGTTTGATTTTCTGTCTAGCCAGATGTAGTTGTTCAGCTCTTTAACTAGATGCACAGCCTGGTCATCATTGTGGATCACTAGATCATAGTCCTGGAGCATGGCAATTCCAAATGTCACACTCCCTTGACCTTTGATGCTGGGTTTGATGTTGCATGTGCTTTTGAGTTCATGGATAAGCCTCACCTCGCTGGAATCTGCAATGATCAGAGAATCTCCTGCATGTTTTCTGTAGAGTGTTCTGAGATCTGATGTAGTCAAAGCCTTGAGATAAAAGCAGAGCTGTACATAGATGATCTTTCTGTCTTTGTCAATTGATGTTTTCAGAAGCACATTCTCATCCTGGGAAAATCCAAAGTCTGCACCATAGACTGCTGGAGATACTTCCTGGAACTCTCCTAGTTTCCAATTCGTGTAGATCACACCTTCTGATCTCTCTATCCAATTCCCTTCAATGACTGCTTTGTATCTCTCTGGTCTCCTTTCCTTCATTCTCTCTATCTGGGCAATGTAGCTTTCTGATAGATTGTTGATGTTGTCTTTGTATGTTGTATGAATGTATGTTGTATCTCCTTTTGAGAAGTTGCTTCCAGGAGCAACAGATCTGTCCTGGTAGAATCTCTGATAGATGAAATGCTCCTTTGTGCTAGGATTAAGCAGCAGGATCACTCTGTTTTGTTTGTCCTTCTGTCTGACTGATAGATCTATCTTGTCAAAGGACTCCTCATCAATCTCTTCTGCTTCCTCCATGACCCAGGTTGTGACTCCCTGGAGTGATTTCAAGTTTGCTGTCTGATCTCCAGATGAGGTCTTGATTCCTCTGAAGAGAATCTTTGATCCATTCTCTCTGTTGACTATCTCATCCCTGGTGATTTTGTACATGGGATTTAGTCCCAGCATCTCAATCTTTTCTTTAAACTCTGGAATGATAGAAACACTTGCAGATCTAAGCGTGTATCTGGTGAAGAGAATTGTGTGTCCTGCTTCCTGGGTAAGTCCTAACAAAAAGACTCCTGTGAAAAAAGACTTTCCAGATCCTCTTCCTCCTGTGAGGATTGTGTATCTAGTCTCATTCCAGAATCTTCTGTATTTTTTGCTAAACTCAATCTGTGTCTGCTCCTGGATCATCTTTAAAAACAAATAGCTTTGAGAA